ACCAGTATGAACTGCATGTCATGGCTCAACAGCCTATCGAAGACATCAATTATGGTTCTTCTATTCCTAACTTCCCTAATGAATGGATGAATACTCTAGTATGGAACTTAGCAGACCAGCTTGCTATTGAATACTCTGTACCTACAGGACATCGTCAAGAGATTGCTGCAAGAGCTAAAGCATATCGTGACCAATTAACAGACTGGGATGTTGAATCAACTTCTACATTCTTCCAAGCTGACCTTCGCATGTCTAACGTGACCTTTGGACAACCAAACTAATGCCACTACAAAGAATTCCTTTATCTCAACCTATTGAGACTCGGAATGGTGATTTACAGACCGATTCCAAGTGCGTCAATGGTTACTTTGAATCACGAGATGTTAAGCGTGAGTTTATTAAGCGTCCTGGTTTAGCAATTCAAACTGTAACGCCTACTTTGCCTTCTGCACAAGGTCAAGGTATTTACCTATTTAAAGGATTCTTATATGCTGTCGTTAACAATATTCTGTATAAAATTGACCCCAGCACTTATGTTTCAACTGTTGTTGGTACGCTTACAGGAGCTGTCCAAACTTGTTACTTTGTTCAAACCTTAGATAGTACTTATTTATTTGTACATAACCAAACTAATGGTTATTTAGTAGATGGTTCTACTGGTGTATTTAGTCAGATTAAAAACGATAACGTAGCTTCTGTGGACATCATTACTGGTGGTCTAAGCTACACAAACCCTACAGTAACTTTCTCAGCCCCTTCAGGAGGCGGTGTAACAGCCACAGGAACGGTCACAACTACAGGTAGTGGTGTAACAGCAATTACTGTTACTGCGTCAGGCTCAGGCTTTACAAGCACTCCTACAGTGGTTATTGGTACTGTATGGTCTGCAGGTTTAACTGTAGCTGCTCAACAACAAGTTTATTATGGTAACAATCTATATACCTACACAGTAGGCGGTGTTACAGGCTCTACAGCCCCTACTTTTACTAGCGGTACAGCTACTGACGGTACAGCTACGATTGCCTTCTCAGGCTTAGTTGCTAAAGCTATTGCTACTATTAGTAACGGTGGTATTAATGCCGTAACCATGACTTTAGACGGTAGTGGCTACAATGCTCCTCCTTTAATTACTTTCTCAGGCGGTGCAGGCACAGGTGCTACTGCAGATGCTACATGGCAATCAGGTATTATTGAAAGTGTTACCATTACTAATGGCGGTTCAGGATATACATCTTCAGACAACATTATAGTTACTTTTGTTGACATTACAGGTTCAGGAGCCTCAGCTACAGCATTGTTAAATGCTTTTCCTTCAGGACCTTTAACGCCTGGGGCAGTATTCTTAGATTCTTACATTGTTATAGGTACTGTAGCTGGTAGACTGTATAACTGTGAGTTAGGTAATCCTACTATTTGGAATGCTTTAAACTATGTTTCAGCCGAATCTGAGCCAGATAATCTAGTAGGTATTGCTAAGCATTTAAACTACATTTTAGGGCTTGGTCAGTGGTCTACAGACTTCTTCTATGACGTAGGTAACTATCCTGGCTCTCCTTTAAGTGCTGCTCCTTCTTATAAGTTTGAAGTAGGCTGTGCTAATGGTAACTCTATTGTAAGCTTTGAGAATACAGTGCTCTTTGTAGGCATTTCTAAAACCACAGGTACTGGTGTCTATGGTATTGATGGCACAGCTCCTGTAAAGCTCTCTACTGTCTATATTGACCGTATTTTGAACAACAGTAATATGCAAACTGTTATTGCTTATTCTTTTAGATTCAATGGACATCCTTTTTATGTCTTGACTTTACATGATTTAAATGTTACAATAGTATACGACGTATCTGAGAAAATGTGGCATCAATGGACTATGTGGGCAATAGGCGATGTAGATTCAGGTGTTCCTGGAGTCTATGCAGAACAGTACTTCCGTCCTAGTTACTTTACAGGTGATGGCTTAACTTATTATCTTTTAGATGATGATAACGGAACTCTTTACACTTTATCAGATTTGTATTATAATGACGCTGGTGCTCCAATTTATTATCGAGCTGTAACAGACATTGTTGATAATGGAACTACCAAGCGTAAGTTTTATAATCGTGTTGAGATTATTGGTGATAAAGCTCCTGCTACGATGAACATTCGTCATAGCGATGATGACTACAAATCATGGTCTCCTTATCGTACTGTAAGCCTTAATGCGCCTCGTGCTCAGATTTATCAAACAGGTCAGGCACGTCGTAGAGCTTGGGAATTCTTATGTACAGACAATCAACCGTTAAGACTTGATGCTGCTGAAATAGACTTTGAAGTTGGAGATTTAGAAGGCGGTGGTCCTGCCCCTACTCAGTATCGGAAATAGAATGAACGAGCAGTTACCAACAAAGTTATTAGAAAATAAAATAGATAACTTAACCAAAGAACTGCTAAAGCAAGAACAAGCTGATTGTCCTGTAGTTCATCACTTTGGTCCTGGTCTTTACATTAGAGAAGTAACTTATGGTACTGGTACTTTAGTTGTAGGTCATTTCCATAAGCAACCTCATTTATGTGTAATGTTAACAGGTAAAATGTTATTTGTTAATCCTGACGGAAACAAGGTTGAAATAAGTGCTCCTAAGTCATTTATAGCATCCGCAGGTCGTAAAGTAGCTTATGTATTAGAAGAAATGACTTTTCAAAACATATATGCTACAGAAGAAACAGATGTTGCTAAATTAGAAAAGATGTTGTTTGAAGAGAATGAATTTCTTGAAGAACATCTTAAAGAACAAAATAAAATATTAACTTATGACCATTCAATAGATGTTGAAGACTTTGAAAAAGCAATGGCAGAGTATAAGTTAGATTTAAATCTTGTTCGACAAATATCAGAATACGAAGGAGACCAGATACCTTTTCCACAAGGAAGCTACAAAGCAATGGTGTCTGATTCCAAAATTGAGGGTAAAGGTTTGTTTGCTACAGGAAATATTCAAGAAGGTGAAGTTATTGCCCCTGCTCGAATAAATGAAAAAAGAACTCCTGCTGGTAGATATACAAACCATTCCAAGAATGCAAATGCAGTTTTTGTTTTACGAGATAATGAAGATATTGACTTGGTAGCCTCTAAACCAATATCAGGAATGCGTGGAGGCTTATTAGGTGAAGAAATTACCATTGATTATAGACAGGCTCTGAGCCTTTATAAGGAAACAACATTATGTCAGCTTCAGTTGCAGCCTCAGTAGTAGGCTTAACAGTAGGTGTAAACGCCCTCACAGGGAATCCATTAGGTTTAGGTGGTAGCAGTGGCGGTGGGAGTAGCGGAGGTGGCTCAGGCCAGTATGACCCCTATGGTCAATACCGTGGTCAAGCTGCTACACAATTAAATACTTTGATGAATAACCCATCAATGGCTATGTCACAGCCTGGTTATCAACAACAGTTACAACAAGGCATGAGAACTACTCAGCGTGGTGCTGCTGCCACTGGTATGCTTCAATCAGGTGCTGAGCAAAATGCTTTACAAAACGTAGGGCAAAATACTTTTGGTTCTTTTTACAACTCACAGCTTGCTAATTTAATGCAATTATCAGGTGCTTCTCAGTCTCCTGCTGCTGCAGGAATGGCTCAATCACAAGCTGCTACATTAGCACAGAGTCGTCAATTTGGTGCTATTAATCAAGCTACTTCTGCTCTTGGTGCTATGGGTAATTTGTTTGGTGGTACAACTCAAACACAACCTTTTGGTTATTCTGGAATGAGTTCTGGTATGTCAGGTGGTTATACTGGAAATGTTTACGATGCTTCAGGTAACTTATCAAGCAGTGGTAATGCTGCTCCTGCTGCTGCAGACTGGGGAAGTGCATTTGGTGGTACTACTGGAATGGGCGGTTAATCATGGCAGAACAAACAGCAGTTGAGGCATTTGCTTCTGGCTACGGAGCAATGAAAGGTGTCACTGAAGACATCGCTTCTAAAAATATATTAAGCCAAGCTTACGCAGGACAAACACCTGAGGATATAAAAGACCCTATTAAACAAGTAGCTACTTTAAACCAAGCTGCTGGAATGCTTAATAGTAAAGGTTTATCTTCTGCTGCTTATAAACTACAAAAGCAAGCTGGAGATTTATCTACAGATGTAAATAAACAACAACTTGATACTTTAAAAGTTAAACAAGGTGAATTAGAATACGCTGGTCAATTATTACAAAGTGCTTCTTCTCCTGAAGATTTACAAAACGTAATTAATCAAACTGTTAAAGACCCTGCTGCTCGTATGTCTGTAGAATCTATTATGAGAAATCCTAATTTAGATTTTAAAACTCAAAAAGCAGAACTTATTAAAATGACTGAGACTGCTGACCAGCATTTAAAAGCACAACAAATTGCTGCCACTGCTGCTAATACACTTTCTCAAATACAAAATAGAGCTGAAGATAATGTAAGAGCAGCCAAAGAAATTGCTTTAAAACAAGCAATTATATATACTACTGCACAAAAACCTATTCCTATTGAAATTGCTAGAGCTGCTGGTTTGTTGCCTTCTGGTGAAGCTGCCCCGTCTGCTCCTGTAAGTGTTCGTCAAAATAATCCTTTAAATTTAACAGACCCTAAAACAGGTGAGATTCGTACTTTTGCTACTCCTGAAGAAGGTGCTGAAGCAGGTAAAAAAGACTTACAAGGTAAAATTGCAGGTACTAGTGATGCTTATAAAGCTAAATTTGGTAACAAACCTGTTACTCCTGAGCGTCTTGCTGAAACATGGTCCCCTGCAGGTGCTAAAGGTAATACTAAAGAATCTACTGCTAATTATGCTAAAGCTATTGCAGATGCGGCAAATATCAAAATAGATGAACCTATTGAAAATACTACTCAGACTCGTGATAAAGTATATAATGCAATGGTTGCTTTTGAAGCAGGTCCTGCTTATGCCGCAAAACCTACTGAAGGATTAAGTTTAGATAAACCTGGACGTGCTGGTATTTCTAAACCTTCTACAGATACTCCAACATCTTTTGTAGGCTCTACAGGTGCAACATACGCACCTAAAGATGAAAGAGAAACTCAGCTCTTTGCTAACGTTGCAGGTCCTTATAAAGAGCCTGGTGTTAATAACATTAAAACAAATACTAACGTAACTGTTGCAGCCAATGAAATGAAAATTGGTTTAGACAACATGGCTATTCTTACTAATAAAGGTGAGAAAGTTCCTTCTCGTGGTGCATTTAGTAATCTTAAAACAGATACTTTCTTTGGTGCTGCTGCGTCTGCTGCTACAGGTCCTATGTCTAACGTAGCAACACAGCAATTTGAAGCCTTAGCATTACCTTTAATTCGTCAACAAGCTACTCTTATCTTAGGTACAAGTGCTTCTGAAACAGATAGAAAGAATCTTGAAAAGTCATTAATGACACAAGCTTTTGCTCAGAGTCCTGTACTAGCTTATCAAAAGCTTGCTGAGTTTGCTCAGTCGGCTAGAGCAGGTATTGAAGGTCAAGCTTCAAATCCTACATTAAATAAATCTCAACGTGAGTCTCTTGTTAAATCTTATCAAGCTATTAACAAAGCATATCCATATACTCCTCAAGATGTCTTTACTTGGCAAAACCAAGTTAAAGAAGGAAGTAAACAAACTTTTGGTAATTATGTAGCTGAGAAATACCCTGAAAGTGGCGGAAGCACTACTACACCAGAAGGTAAGCCAACAGCTCCTATGAGTTCTTTCCTTATTAAAAAGGATTAATATGCCAGTAAGCTTTGATACAGCTAGAGCTACTGCAGGAATAGCACCTTCTAAAGTAACTCCAAAAGAAAGTGGTTTTGCTCCTGCTGTAGACACAGCTAAGGCTGTTGAGCCTAAAGCTGAAGTAAATGTACAGTTTGATGTAGCAGGTGCTAAAGCTGCTGGTCATTCAATGGATGAAATTGCTTCTTTTGTTTCTCAAGAAGCTAGTTTTGATAAAGATGCTGCTGAAAAAGCTGGATATAAACCTGAAGATATTGTTGGCTTTTTAGTTCCTTCTTTTAAACAACAACAACAAAAAGAACAAGGTAAACAAGAAGGTGCTAGATTAGGTTCTGATATTACAGAAACATTTGGTAGAGACCCTTCTAAAGCTAAACTTAGCGATGCTAGTGAATATGCTAAAACTATTGGCACAAGTGCTGCCATAGGAGGCGGTATAGGATTAGTCGCTGGTATGGGTGTTGCTTCTGTTCCTACAGCTATTGCTGGTGTAGTACTAGGGGCTGCTTCAGGTTTAGCAGAACAAATAACAAAAGATTTAGGTTTTGGTACAGGAACACAAGTAATAGCAGGTCTTGCTGCAGGTGCTAAGTTACCTACACAAGCTATATCTACAGGATATAAAGCACTGCTTGGCAATTCTGTAGAAACATTTATTGCTAAGAAAATGGCCTATAAAGTAGGACAAACTACTGGTATTCCTGGAGCAGGTTATGCTGCACAAGGCATGGTAGGTAAAGCTAAAGAATTCTTTACTGGTGGTGCTAAAGTAGATGCTCAGGCAGGTGCTAAAGCCTTTGGTGAGACAGAACATATTAATCCTATTACAGGTGAAGTTACTCCTGTAACTGCCACAGCAGCTCATGGCGAAGCTGGTCAAATGATTAATCAACGTGCTGTAGCTGAAGAACTTGCTACGGCTCATCCTGATGCTGTTGTTGCAGGTAAACCAATATCACATGGTCTATATGAACAAACTAAACAAGCTTACGACAAAGTAAGCAAAGCAGGTAAGTCTTTCTTAGAATCTGCTCAATTTAAAGCATTGACTGGCGGTAACGCTGCTCAAGAAACTAAATTTGGTGACTTATTTAGAAATGCTAAAGGACAAGCAGTAGTTGGTCAAGATGTAGTAGAGAACTTAAAAAATGCTACTACTAAGATGTCTTGGCAAGATGCTGAGAAAGTCCGTACTGCTTTTAATGAATATCTAACTTCTACTACTGGTAAAGCTTCTGAAAAGATGGCTCGTGATGCTTATTCTAAAGAAGCTCTTGCTATTGCTAAAGATGAACTCCCTGGTCTATTTGAAAAAGGTGCTGGAGGTGCTAAAGAAATAAAAGCACACCTATGGAATCTAAGTAAAGTTCCTGAAGGAATGAAACAGTTTAATCAAGAAATGTTATCTTATTTAAATAATGCTACTGTAAAAGATGCTAAAGCAATGTGGCATGAAATAGGTCCTGAAGTACAAAAAAGATTTAATATTCCTGCTGAGAAATATGATGCAATGACAAGTGTTATGAACACTGCAGAAGCTGCTAAACAAATTAATCAATTCCGTAGGTTGTTAATGAAAACTTCTATTCCTGTGGTAGCAGCACCTAGCGATGAAACAAGATGAAAATACTAATTATTGACCCATCAGGCTGCGGTTGCGGTCTTTCCTTTGGTCTTCGTAGCGAAGCTGCAGGACATGAAGTTAAAATGTTCTTACGTCATAACAAAGATGGCTCACGTGCTGAAGTAGGTGACGGTGGTCTTATTAAACGAGTTAGCTCGTGGGAAGACCACATGAAATGGGCTGACTTAATCTTTGTTACAGATAACATCTATTACATTCATGGTCTAGAGCGTTATCGTGATTTAGGTTTTCCTATCTTTGGTGCAAACTTAGCTGGTACTCGTTGGGAACAAGAACGTGACTATGGTGAGCAGATTCTGAACAAAGCAGGCATTGAAACTATTCCTAGTCAAACCTTTGACAACTATGACGATGCTATCGCCTATGTTAAAGAAAACCCACGTCGCTTTGTGTCTAAACCTATTGGTGATGGAGATAAGACTTTATCCTATGTAGCTAAATCTGCTGCTGATATGACTTACATGCTTGGCTATTGGAAGAAAAAGAAATCCTTTAAAGGTAAGTTCATTCTTCAAGAGTTTCGTCCTGGCATTGAGTTCGGTGTTGGTGGTTGGTTTGGTGCTGGTGGTTTCTCTAAGAACTTCTGTGAATCTTGGGAACACAAGAAGCTTATGGATGGTGAATTAGGTGTTACTACTGGTGAACAAGGTACTATTGTTCGCTACACTAAAGAATCTAAACTAGCTGACCAGATGCTCAAACCACTAGAAAATATGCTTCATGGTATTGACTACACAGGTTATATCGATGTGAACTGCATTATTGACAAGAACGGTAAAGCATGGCCTTTAGAGTTCACTACTCGTCCAGGTTGGCCTTTGTTTAACATTCAGATGTCTTTGCACAAGGGAGACCCTGCCCAATGGATGCTTGACATGATTGATGGTAAAGATACTTTAAAGACTTCAGATAAGATTGCTTGCGGTGTTGTAGTTACCATTCCTGATTATCCTTATAGTCGTATGACTAAGAAAGAAAACTCTGGTTATCCTATTTGGGGCTTGACAATGGAAGATGCCGTTAATGATGTACATCTTTGTGAAGTCCAATGGGGCAAAGGTCCTGCAATGGTTGACGGAGAACTTAAATTAGATGTTCCTATGTTTGTTACTGCTGGGGACTATGTCTGCACAGTAGTAGGTTTAGGAGATTCTATTGAGAAAGCTCGTGATTCAGTCTACGGAAAGATTAAGAAGAAGATTGAGATTCCAAATTCAATCGCCTACAGACTTGACATTGGATGCAAAGTCCAAGATTCATTAGAAGATTTACAAAGTTGTGGCTACGCTGAAGGTGTTGAAGATGGCTGCTAATAACTTACCTCCAATTCCTCAAGATAAGATTGGTGAAGTACAAAGCTGGCGTGATTGGTTTCGTAACTTAGGTACTTACATTCAACAAGCACAAGGCGGTATTAATGTTTGGTCTATTTTACAAGGTGGTACTGGAGCAAATAACGCATCAGGTGCTCGTATTAATCTAGGTCTAGGTGATATGGCTACTCAGAGTGCTAACAACGTTAGAATTACTGGTGGAACTATTACAGGTATTCCTGGTATTAATCAAGTACAGTCTGACTGGACACAAACCAATACTGCTGCCGTAGATTATATTAAACACAAACCTACTGGCTATTCTGGAACAATCACTACAGCTAAGTTAACTACGCTTGGCTCTAATGGTAGCATGACATTTACTAATGGTATCTTAACTTCACAAACAGCAGCAACATGAGAACTTCTGACAAAGGTATTGAACAACTTAAAACCTTTGAAGGCTTTCGTAGTATGCCTTACTTAGATACAGCAAGTAAATGGACAGTGGGTTATGGACATTTAATGGTTGTTGGTGATGGTTTAGTTCAAGGAAGCCCTATTACTATGGGACAAGCTACACAACTTCTCAGAGATGATGTTAAGTCTGCTGAAGATTGTGTCAATTCTTCAGCACTAGACCTTACTCAATATGAGTTTGATGCTCTCGTGTCTTTTACTTACAACTTAGGATGTGGTGCTTTTAAGCGTTCTACACTTCTTAAACTACTTAAAGAAGGTAGAAAAAACGAAGCTGCTGTAGAGTTTCCTAAGTGGTGTATGGTAAGTAATGGACACAGCGATAGTATTTTAAAGCGTAGACTTGCTGAGCAAGAATGCTTCTTACATGCAAATTATAAAGGATAATCATGCCTCTCAAATCAGGTAGTTCTAAAAAGACTGTGTCATCTAATATTCGTACTTCTATGAAAGAAGGAAAGCCACAGAAACAAGCTATTGCTATTGCACTATCTAAAGCAGGTAAAGCTAAAGTTAAAAGTAAGATTGCCGTTAAGAAAAAGATTAAGTAATGAACAAGTTTAAAGGAATGCTAAAGTCGAGAACTATGTGGTTCTCTGGTTTACTATTCTTACTTGGGGCTATCTCAGATAATTCTTCTTATATTCAAGACTTATTAGACCCTAAGGTATACAGTATCTCTATGTTTGTTATTGGTATTGTCATAGCTTATCTTAGAGCTACGACAACTAAACCTTTGGATGATAAATAATGTTTCCTTTATCGGTATTAACTTATGTCAAAATGGGAGTATGTGTTGCTTTATTGGCTGGTACTTGGTATCTTGGCTATAGCTTTGAGCATAAACGATTCGTTGACTTTCAACATGTGGTTAGAGAAGAAGCAGCGAAGCAAGAAGCAAAAGTCGAATCAATCACGAAACAACAAACATTAGTTACAAAAGGAATTCAAGATGAATATGAAGCTAAGCTGTCTGCTATTAGGAACTACTATAAGTCTACTAGCGTGTGGAACAACCCCAGTAGCAGTAAAGTGTCAGGACTTTCCACGGCCCCCAGCGTCACTGATGTTATCTCCGCCTACAATGTTCTTGCTGGACAATGTGCAGAAACCACAGCTCAAGTAGTAGAGCTTCAGAAGTGGATTAATG